AAAAGAAGCAGTCATAACCCATAACATGGGTGATAAACCAAGCTACATGAAGGAGATTGATCCTAATGTATGGAGCAATTTGTGAGGTATCAGAATACCGCAAAAAAGCCCATAAATATTGCTTATGGATCATTTAAATTTTTAATGGGTAGCAATACATTATGTTATAACATTACATTTGGAAATTATTGAGGCCACGATGGGACGTAAAAAAGCTAAATTGCCGAGTGGTAGACCGCCACACCAAGCCACTGATTTATCACGGGAATTAGTGAAGGTAATGGTCGCTGCTGGCCTGACGCAGGTAGAAATAGCCAAGAAAATAGGAATATCCGAAAACACGTTAGCGAAGCATTATCGCACTGAGTTGGATGTGGGGTGGATTGAAGCGATCCATGATGCAACTACAGCGGTTCTGTCTGAGATACGCAGCAAAGACAGCGACAAGCGGCTGGACGCAGCCAAGTTTTTCCTGACGCGCCGTGGCCGTGGCTTATGGTCCGAGCAGAAGCAGATGGAGATTACTGGCGCAAATGGCGGAGCAATCCAAATTGCACCCATTAACATCAATGCGTTGGATTATGATGAACGTGATGCGTTGGAATCCATGTTGGCTAACGTGTTGGCATTGCCTTCTTCGGAAATGATTGACGTTTCACCGGTAGAAACTGACGACGATGCTTGACATCACACGTATGTCCCGCCCCGAATTGCTTGCCGTCAAAATGGCTCTTGAGAAAGACCGTTTACAACGCAATCTATACGACTTTGCAGCAGAGGCTTGGTCAGTGATTGATCCTGCTGAGTTCGTTGGTGGTGGCTTTGCTATGCAAGCTGTGTGTGATCATTTGCAAGCATGTGCTGACGGACATATCCGTAATTTGATTATCAACATACCGCCACGCTTTTCTAAATCTACATTGGTTGGGACTTTGTTTCCGGCTTGGTGTTGGGCGCAAGATGATTTGTCACCAACGTCTGGCAACGGTGTGCAGTTCCTGTTTGCCTCATACAGCCAGTCGCTATCATTGCAAGATAGTTTGAAATGCAGACGCTTGGTTGAAAGCGAATGGTATCAATCGCGTTGGGGCGAAAAAGTGCAGCTACAACCAGACCAGAACACTAAGAGCCAGTTTGATATAATCTCTGGCGGCAGGCGTCAAACCACGTCGGTCGGCGGATCCACGACTGGTATGGGTGGCACATACTTGATTGCGGATGATCCGAATAACAGCCGTGAAGCCAATTCTGAGGCCATTATCTTTAGTACCAACGAGTGGTGGGATCAGGCTTGGTCTACCCGTTTGAATGATAGCAAGCGGGGCTGTCGTATTGTGATCCAGCAGCGCCTTAATTCGCGGGATATTACTGGTCATATCTTGACTAAAGACGTAGGTGCATGGACGCATTTGATGTTGCCCATGCGGTTTGAGCCTGAGCGTCGCATCTACACGGTGCTTGTTCCAGCCGCAGCCAATGATGGTGTAAATGATGTGGTGTGGACTGATCCACGGGAAAAGGAAGGCGAGCTGCTCTGGCCGGAACGGTTTGGCGAAGAAGAAGTTAACCTTTTAGAGAAAGACCTTGGACCTTATGGTGCGGCTGGTCAGCTTCAGCAAAGACCTGCGCCTGCTGGCGGCGGTATCATCAAGCGGACGTGGTGGCAACCTTGGTCATCACCTTCATTCCCAGATATGGAAATCAATATCGGCAGTCTGGACTTGGCTTACACGACAAAGAAGGAGAACGACTTCTCCGCCATGACGTGTTGGGGCGTATGGAAAGACGGTGGCGAGGCTACGGCTATTGTCAATCGGGACCATCACGGCAATGTAGTGTCGCGCATCCAGAAGTCGGATCAGGGCGCAGAAGTGCCTAAGATAATGTTGACTAATGGTTGGAAAGCGCGGCTTGAGTTTCATGAGCTAGTAGAGAAGGTCATCAAGACGGCACGAGAAAGTAAGATTGATATTCTGTTGGTGGAAGCCAAGGGGCCGGGCATATCGGTGGCGCAAGAAATTAGGCGGCTAGTCGGTATTGAAGAGTTTAGCGTCAGGGAAGTTAACCCGCTGGACTTGGATAAGACAGCACGTTTATATGCAGTGCAACATCTTTTTGCTGAAGGATTGGTTTACGCGCCAACCAAGGTAGGTGACCCTGATTTGTTTAGAATATGGGCAGACATGGTAGTAACGGAAGTAGAAGAGTTTCCTAAAGGTGTCCACGATGACTTGGTTGACACTGTTTCACAGGCAATCACATTCATGCGTAAAACTGGCATGATTAGCCGTGGCGTTGAACGGACGTTTGAATTATCAGAAAGTCAAAAGTTTGTTGGGAATAACTCAAATATTCCGTTGTATCCAGTTTGATACCTATCTAAATTGAAATTGTTAAAGGAGAAATAACAATGGCTATCCAATACAAGATTGATAAAAAACTACCAATGCCTACGTTTAAAACACGAGCATCATCACGCTATCCGTTTAGTGAAATGGAAGTTGGTGATAGTTTCCATGTGCCACTGATGGACGTTGCATCTGGCAAATCACTGCGCCAGACCAGCTACGCAGCCAACAGGAAGCACAAGGGTAAGGTATTCCGTGTCGCTGATGCAGAAGGAGGATACAGAGTATTCCGCGTAAAATAAATAATGCTATCAAACACTTAACGTTAAACAAAGGATAAGGTCGGGTAAGGTCCGAAATGGTTTGGCACGGCAGGCACGGCACGGTTGGGTCGGGCAAGGCAGGCTAGGCGTGGCGAGGTTGAGTTCGGTTCGGTCAGGCGAGGATTGGCGAGGCAGGCATGGATGACAAGGCAGAAGCAAAGTATCAAACCGTGATACGTCGGTTACAATCCGACCTTCTGGCTGCGGAAATGCGGGAACAATTTTACGCTGAGACATTAGTAAATTACGCACAAAAATTTAAAGAAATGAAAGCCAATGTCAAAAGAACCAAAACTAACGGACGATCAAAAGCGGCTAATGAAGATGACAATAGCAAAGCGTGAAGCCCGATTGCAGGCTATCCGTAAGACGCAGGGCGGCGAGGGCGTAAAGCCCAAGGTCACGCTGCCAAAGTTCTCATGGGACAAAGATTGATGCTATGATTGCGGGATGGAAGCATAACGAAAGTAAAGCCATGAGAAAGCATCCTAAAATGTATGAATTGGTTAGGGCAATGGAATTAGCCAAGAAGATGGAAGACCCAAAAAGGTCGGCAGAACGAATCAAGCGCATCAATAGAATGATCAAAAGGGTAGGCAGATGAAACTTGAGAAAAGACTTACAAGGGTATGCGGAGAAGAAAATTGCAGGGAAGAGTGCAGATGTCAGGATTGTTTTGATAAGCTAGTGGCTTGGCGTGAAATTGAGTATATGATCGCGGTATTTGAAGAAATATCAAACGCACAACACAATTCAGATTCAAAAAACTTAGCAAACGAAGTATTGGATAATTTAAAAAAAACGGGGCAAATATGACTGATTGGCAACCTATTGAAACTGCACCGAAAGACGGCAAACATTTTCTGGGGGCGAAAAACCTTGGAGATGGTTGTGGATGGTTGCAATATATTTGTTGTTATTACGATTTTAAAAAAAGTTTTGGGGCTTTCTTTGGGCTGAACCCTTGGTGTTTCGGTGACGGAGGGGTATGGTATCCCTTGAATGAAAAGAACACGCCATCCCATTGGATGCCATTACCGGAGCCACCGAAATGAGTGATTTAAACCGTTTAGCTGATTTGCTTTTACCCGGCATTAGAAATGCACAACTTAAATTAGAGGAGGTGTCTAATTACTTAAATGCAATGCCCAACAGTCTGCGTCATTATGATGGATGGCAACCAATAGAAACCGCTCCCAAAGATCAATGGATTTTGGCTTACCAACCTAACGGGTCACATGGCGGCATTGAATTTAAAGGCGGTCACTGCTTTGTGTGCCGCTGGGCTTATGATGATCAATTTTGGTATGACAAAATATCAAACAGCCTTGAAGTTGCAAAACTGGAAGATGTGGTCGTGAAATATTTGACCTGTGTCCCTTCTCATTGGATGGAATTACCTGAGCCGCCAAAATGAAAAATGCAATTTTAAGCGTTGTGTTGATATTGATTAGTTATTTGATAGCCAGCGTTATAACAGTAGAGCCTAATCCAATGACTATTTGGTTAATAATCGCATCTTTAATATCTGGTGTTCTAGGCATAATAGCTGGACTTATAGCGTGGAGTAATTGGTGATGGATATTGTTGAACGGTTGCGTAACAACATTGGCGGCGAATCTTATACTTACAAAACAATTTCTGAAGCCGCCGACGAGATTGAGCGATTGCGGGATGCGTTGAGATGGGCCGCGCCTTATGTGAAAGATGATCCGCGTGTTTCTGCAATAATTAAAGCCGCACTGAAGGAGGGTGAGTGATGGATATTGTTGAACGGTTGCGTCATCACAAATTATCTGATGTTTGGACGGAGCGTAAAGACCGAACATGGTATGAAACCGATGATCTTTGTATGGAAGCCGCCAACGAGATTAAACGGTTACGGCAGCAAGCACATTATCATTATGAGGGTGGGCTGAAGAAAGATGTAGAGATTGAGCGGCTGGAGAAAGAAAATGAGTTATTGCAAAAAGAGTTGCAAAAACATCTTACCTACCAAGATCACCGCCATGGACGCATCGGAACCCACGA